TACGTTGAGGAGGTTTGCGTCAATTCGTTCAGCAATTTTCTCCTCTGCCATCTCCATTGTAATATAGAGTACGTTCCTCCCTTGGAGCAACACGGAGCTAGCGACATGGCACATGAATAGAGACTTCCCGACACCCGTACCAGCCAGTGCGATGTTAAGAGTCTTATTAGGTAACCCACCTTTTGTAATTTTATTAAAGAAGTCGAGATCAAAGGGTACTTTGGTTTCAACTCTGTGATAACTGTCGTATCTTTCTTCATAGTCATCTATGTAATCGTGTCCTATATGGTTATCAAACGACACCCCAAGAGCATCCGATAGTATACTAGGTATAGCATCGGGACTCACTTTTGTATCTTTACCGTCAGCGATCTTGATTGATTCCATCAACGCAAGATAGATCGCACGGTCTTGGCACCACTTCTCTGTGGTGTCTACTAACCAATCGAGTTCAGTTGTTTCTTTATCGAATGATTCTAATGTCTGGGTAATCTGCTTGAACTGATCATCACTAAGTGTAGATTGCTTACCTACTTCAATGGTAAGTGCTTCAACTGATGGAACAGCAGAATACTTTACGAAGTATTTATTGGTTATATCAAATAGAACTTGGTCTGTTCTATCATCAAAGTATTCTTGTTTAATAAATGGAAGAACCTTCCGAGGATACTCCTCAGTTAATAATAGATTCTTCAGTATCAGTGTTTCCACCTTCATTGATTTCTTCCTCAATAAAAAAGTTAAATGATATAGTTGACCTCATTTTAGAGGATTTATTCATGGGAGCAGCATGCTCTAACCATGATGGAAAGATAATCATATCACCTTCTTGTACCCATGGTACAACAGTGTTCTGTGTGATGCCCGCTGTAGCAAGCAGTGTTTCACAGGGGTGATAGAAGTTAGTTGCCTTGTGTTCATTCGGATCGAAGTGAACATAGTATACACCAGACCACTGACCTGGCGAGTGGATGTGTTTCTCCTGCCAGTTCTGTGCCTCGTATACATTCAACCACAAGTCTGTCAGTATCATACTACCATAAGATTGTGATTCTGTCTGGAACTCATCCAGTGTAGGTGTGAATGCGTCTAGACATTCTCCAATAGGAAAGTTACTTGATCCATAAGATGTGAACAGGTTACAGTTCCACTGGTCAGGTGTGTTAGTATTAAATTTATGTTCTTTATAAAATTCTTCTACTCTTGCTTTGATAGGATCTTGGTCGTCTAGATGGTAGCGATAGAGTAAGGTAGGGAATACTTCTACTTTCATGATCCGTACTTAAACTCCTGTCCTGCTGCCCAGTCTAGTTTCTCCATTATTTCTCCTGTGAAGTACTTGTCAGGATCCTTGAGAATAGCAGAAGGATAGACGCTAGACTCCCCAACAACAACACGGTTCCCTTTACGTTCAAAAACTCCATACTTCTCACCCAGTTCCAGTAACCCATAATATTTGTCGAGTCCACGTTCATCATAATAGAGTCTGATAGATACATTTGCGTTCTCCTTTGATAGTCTGCTCTTCGCAGTTTTTGCTTTGATAATATTACCTACCACTTCTTTACCGTCTTTCTCTTTAGACTTACTGAGATAGATTATTGTAGACGCAGCGTACTTAAGTCCACTACCTCCACCCATTTCTTTTGTTGGTACATAAGCACCGACCACATCATATGTATGGTTAGTAACTAACATAGGTACGTTCGCTTTACCTAACTTCAATGTAAGTATTCTGAAAATTGCCTTGACCACCTGTGCTCTAGTCATGTCACGTGTGTCTTTACCTTCAGCACTGTCTGCTAGTTCTTTAGATGTTGACAACATACCAAGAGAATCTAATACAAACATCAATGGTTTGCGATCCTTCTCTGGTTGTTCTAGATACTTGTCTAGTATTCTGATTGCTTGAGTACGAAACTCTTGTACTGTGGTGACAGGCACGAGCATCATACGTGTGGTGTCAACGTTACGATCCTCCATCATCTGTTTGCTGATAGCAGCTTCAGACTCAAAGTATATAACTCCTGCGTCCTTGTCCTGTCTTAAAAAGTTCTCTACGATACCAAGACAAAAGAATGTCTTACCTGTAGATGATTCACCTGCTATTGCTGTGATCTTATTAGATGGGATACCACCTGTGATGCTACCACTGACCAGACCATTGAAAATATAAGAACCAGTATCTACATACCCTCCTATATCTCCTACAGATCCGTCTGCTAGTATACCTGCGTAGTCGTTACCAATTTCTTTAACGACATCTTTCAAAAAACTCATGTAAATAAAAATTCAAGCGTTGAAGTCTTCTTTGTTTCCCATCCTATCACCTTAGTGATGATTTGTAAAGGATCAAGAAAAGATTTTTGGAATTGTGCCTTGCGATCAAGACAATGTTCCAGTCCTAGTTCCCTAGGAAATGTGTTGAGGAACGATAGAACGTTCTCGTTGATGGGGTTAGTGCGATCTACTTTCAAGAAGACAAACTTTATCTTTTCTCCTTCTTGAACGAGAGGGTACTTGTTCTCCAGTTTCTTTTTAGCGACATAAAAATTATATAAGAGAGTTCCACGAACATGTAAGGGGCATCCCTTTGAATACACGTTTGTGTCTGATTTGAATTTGCGTAGTCCATTGACTGACCTCGGAAATGCGATGTCCTCTGGAGGTAAGGCATAGAACTTGGTTCTAAAGTCTTCAATAAACTTTACAAGTTCGTCCTGCTCACCAGACATCATTATGTTTAGTGCGTCTTTAATTGCTGTACGACAAGGGGAAGGTGTTGAAGACTTAACTGCTTCGATACCCATCATCTTAAGCTTTGGTTGATTATATCTCACCCCTTCACTGTCCCAAACGTTGAGGATGTATCTCTTCTTCGCAGTCCAGATTCCTCTAGCAGCAATGTTCTCACGTTTCATGAACATCTTCTGTTCATAAGCATTACTATACTCTGCTAACTCTTGGTATGATTTGTCAATGAAGGGTTCTATCTTTTCTTTACATGCCTTGTCAAGGAAGTTGACAACCTTCTCCTGACTTACTTCCTGATCACCATAAACTGTGGTAACTAACTTGTCGAGTGACAAGTAGATACTGTCTGTATCACTAGCGATTACATAATCTTTTTCATTAGTATTTAACAACTTATTCAAGTACCCATTTACTTTGTTTTCAATCCATCGTATTGAGACCTGACCTGACAATGTAATTGCCTCGGCATTGATTAAGTTATAGTATCTAAAATACTGATTACCAATAGCACCATAGGCAGAGTTCAACTGAATCTTACGTGCCATCTGTATGTTGTTGTACTTACTGATACTCTTCTCTAGATCTTTAGTAGGTGTCTTCTCATACGCTTGCTTTGCCATGAGCATAAGCTTCTTACTCTGGACACGTTCATCGTATATCTTCTTCATCATCTCAGGTAAGAACCCATGTACATCCTTACGATACTGAGCACCATTAGCACACGTAGCATACTGTGGATCTATTTCGCAACTGTTCCCCAGTATCCTCTCAACGCTTGCCGATGGATGTCTGCTCTCACAGAGAGTTTCGGGTGAGATATTATACTGCATAATAAGATGAGGATACAGACTGTTGAGGTCAAAACTGACCACCCAATCATACTTTCCTGGTATCGGTTCCTTGACATAAGCACCTGCGTATTTTTCGTCTTTGTTTGCTCTCTTAGCAGGAGGTACAACAACGTTCCTCGCTGATAAGAAATTGTAAATCAATGTGTCCCACATTCTAACCTGATAGTACACATCTTTCAAGTTCACCTTAGCATCATATGCTAGAGCGATGGCAAGTTCTATCAACTTCATCTTATCTTCTAGACGAGTTACAAGTTCCACGTCCTTGATGTTGTAGTCGATAAACTTCTGCCAGTCCTTCGTGTAGAAGTCCTTGAAGTTTTCATACTCACTGTGGTCTAACTTCTTCTGTCCTAGTTCTACATTAGCAATGTGATCTAGTCTATATGACTCTTGATTAGTGTATGTGAATTTCTTGTAGAGATCCATGTAGTCTAGTACATTGATCCCGAACATATTATATAAGATCTGGGTACGACCCTTGATCTCCATCTCTTCTCTCTTGACCATGCCCCATGGGGACATCTGTCTCATTTCTTTCTCACCGAATAGACGTTCAAGACGACCACAGATATAAGGTACGTCATACAACTCGCAATTCCACCCTGTAAGAACATCTGGGAAGTCAGTCTGCCAATAAGCAAGGAAGCTGCGTAGCAAATGTTCTTCGCTGTCACAGTAGATAAAATCAACATCCTTACGGGTGTTGTGATAATCCCTCGTTGCGAATACTTTAAGTTTACGTGTCTGAAAATCCTGTACTGTGATCGCCAGTAACGATTCCGCACATTCACGTACGTTAGGAAAGCCATTCTCACATGCGACTTCAATATCAAGTGATGTAATCTTGAGAGTCTTGATATCGTAGTCAACTTCGTCGGAGAACTCCTCAGAAATATACTGATATAAGAACCTATCATAACCATGTACCTCAAAATTCTCTACGTCTTTATACTTGTCCTTGAAATCACGTGCCTGACCTACAGTATCGAACCTGATAGGTTTAGCATAGCGACCATCAAGAGTCTTGTACTCAGTGATCTGATTGCTAACTACGAAGAGAGTCGGAGAGAACTTAAACCTACGTTGAATACGTTGTCCATTCTCATATCCTATGTAGAGTAGGTTGTTACCAACCAAATTTACGTTTGTATAAAAACTCACTTAGTCACCATCTTATACTTGTCAAGAATTTCTTCTTTAGGGTCTAAGATTGTAGCAATAGTATCTGAATATATTAACACGTCTTCATCCACTGTGTGTAGTGGCCAAGGTTCCAGAGTACCATCTTCCTTTACAAGGTATGGTTGTTCTAGATGAGCAGCGGGTTCCTCATCCAAAGTTTCTATCTTGGTGATCAGGTAGATCCCTGACTTTAGTAAGAGGAGTTGTGTTTCCATAATGTTTCTAATTTTTTCCAGTCTGAATCTTGTCGGAAGTATTTGTAGACAGGAGTAAGATCAAGTCCACTGTCGTAGATGTTACTAATATACACCCAAGGTCTATATTCGTCAACCCTTATCTTAAAGTAATCAGGACCGTTGAACATGAGATGATCAAACTCCTGTGT